CAATGTTCAACACTACACTTTTTTAACACTATTTTCATCTTCATTCGGAAATCATTATAAAACTCCTTTCCTTGTAAAAATGCTTCAAATAATACACTCGATACCATATCGCAGTTCTGTAATTCTAAAGAAACAGTGTCACTTTTAACGCAAGTGTGCAGCGTTTTAAATAATGACATGACTTCTAGGGGTCCTAAATAGACTTCTCTTTCTTCATCATATCGAAATGATCGTTTAAGGAACGAACAATCCTCCATTTTAATAAAGGGGATGGATACCCCTTCTTTGTCAGCCATTGTATACACAACACCTGACTTTTCCAATTCCCTCTGAATTGCTGTGTGATTAAATTCTACTCTATCTTCAGAGACCGACATCACATTATCGTCCCCATAATTCATCTGTGTAACATAACTATTGAAAAACCGCTCTTTATCGAATTTATATATTGAATAATATGCATATCTTATATACAAACTATTTACAATATTATTTACAAAAACAGTCATAGGATGACCAGATGGCTCTGAACCTGATACCACTACAATTTCTCCGAAAAAATCATATGTAGGATAACAAATTTCCGTTGCAATCCCCCTCATGACTGTTAAATCTTCTTCAGAATAACCACATTTACTAGCTAAATACAGCAAACACGAAAATGCTGCCATAGATGCAGTTGGAGACATCGAAGAATCGAAACTAGCATAATCTCCTGCTATCATACGGTCACTACCCTTCTGAGTAACATGCTTTACAAATCTATCCCAATCTCTTCCATGCGCGTTTATACCAACGGCACTCTCAAACTTATAGGGATTTCTCATAATAATTACTCCTAATGGTAGGAAATATTTTCTAACAATCAATAATCCTTCTAAAGAAACCCCAGCAAAAACTCTAACTTTTCCGCTACCTATTTTCTTGGGTTCATCTTTTAAGGAACATTTAAACACAAAGTGACATCTCTTCCCTGCTAACAACATCTTCTCGCATTTTTCAACGCGATCCCAGACATAATCAGGGGCTTCTATAACATCAGTGACAAAATCACTAGATACACCTGTTCTTGTTAAAACCATACTTTTAGGCTTATTAATAGGAAAGCCACAACTTGTGCTCATTACTACTGACCTAAGTTGTGCAATTCCATCTTGACCAGAGAGAGTTATCTCCTTGCTTAAGGGTTGTATACCTCTCAAAGCACTATCTGGTAAAGTATCAATTATACTCATACAATAATCGTTAGCAGCCAGAGCCATTCTATCAGCATCCATAGCACTGATCTCACACATTCTAACTGCTTCTTTATGTTTAGGAATATAATTATTAATATTCTCAGGGGGACCCCATATACAAGGAACATCAAACACTTCTTCAATTGCGTCACTAATTAACGTATTAACAACGGAAGTACTTGGTCTTTGTCTTGGTCCACTATGTTGACCATAAAGATTAAAAGAACCTTTCTCTAAAAATTTAAATGGGCTCTTGGGATGAATATTCTCAAGTAGGGAAACGGTTTTATAAGGTCCTATATCTGATAGGTTTAATCCTTCTATACATGCACTATGTGCTACCATTAACCCTTTCCTACCTTTTAAGTATTCTAAAGCTTGGGTGATCTCAGTTCTACACAACATAGCAGCACCACCTTCTCTTGAGCCTGTAATACCACAACAATGAAAACCTAAAATCATTGGTCTAGAATCATAGGTCATTAAGGGAGACATACACATCCCATCAAATGTGGGAATATGAGTTGAATAAAGGAAACCCATTATATTTATGTCTTGTTTTGGCCCTCCATACCTAATCTTCTTACCCTCCGCTAAAACTCTTTGTTCATTTACTTTCGCATCTGGTCCTTTATACAATATTGAACACATATACCGACCCATTTCCTTGTCTTTAGGAAAATACTCGGTAAAATCAAATTGCGAACCTCCACTAGATAAAACAACTAAAGCTAAATCATTATCAGGTATATGAAACGTGTTATTTATACCTATCATATCAGAGAAATTTGGACCAACCGTCCCTGGTTCTCTAATAGTTATCTCAACCTTTTGAGCATAACCTGTTAAGGCATGGGAATTTATTACCCACACATTATTACATAGCGGGAATATCACCATCTGTGATCGTCTACCCGTCTCTGTGCATGTTAACACAGCATTCCCTAATTTCTTTTCAATTAGACTTCTAAGTTGTTCAGGAGTAGTAGTAGAACTTCTCAAACTAGGTACAACCTTCGAAATAACAGCAGGGGCCCAATGATCAACTTTATGTTTTTCATCTACGGGTAAAGCTCCACCGGAGCTGAGAGTTTGACAATTATAAGTTTTATAAGCTTTAAAAGCTTTTTTCAACAAATAAGCCGCACTCATAATTGATACCCCATATAAAGAGAGTTTCATCACTTTCTTAATCTGTTTTATTTTCTTTGTTCGAAGAGTTGTTAATTTAGAGTGTTTCAATAGAAAATCTGTCATTCTATCAGATGCCCATCCATGGCACTGATCAATTCTTGAAACAGCGCACCACCCACATTTTGTTGCTATAGCAACTGGAAGAGTTATAGTAGCTATAACGGCACTATTAATCATCAAGAGTAACATAAAAAACATACAATCCCATCTATCAGTTTTCCATTTTGCGTACAAAAAATTCCAACAAACAGCAGACCAACCCAACATTGAATTGTATTGCCCGGTTATAAAACCTTGTAAAAAAGGATTTTTTATGACAGTCTTAATAGTCCTATCACGTAAATGTTCAAACCGGGTTTTAGTTGGCATATTTACACCAAAGAACAGTTGATCCATACTGATTTTGGTTCTATTTTCGGAATCACTAGTCACGGGGGTTTGATCATCTGCACTAGTCATACCATCTTCATCTGAAATTATAAAACTATCTTCACTAGAACTATTACTCTTAACACCATCCCTTTGGTGTTTAATCTTATTCTTCTTAATACGTTCTTTATCAAAGATATCTTTGAACCAATCATTTGTTTGATATTTGAGTCGTCTCTTCTGCGTTAGTTGAAACTCTTGTACTTGTTCAGCAAACATCAAATCCCTCTTCAGGGCCTCTTCACATTCCTCTTCAGTTGAATTGGCATAATCAAAATCACTCAAACTATCACCATCAGAAACATCCCCTTCAAAATGCCTCACAGGTGAAGCTAAAGGAACAGTAAATTCTCCAAAAGTTATATTATGATCTGAATCAAGTGTAACATTCATCTCAGCTGTATTATCCTCACAATTACAAAAATTTTCAAATTGTTTACATTTCTCACATATCTTCATCTTGAAAATATCAGCTGATCTACTTACAAATGACCGTTGACTGTCAAAATGTATCCTGGATTGATGCCCTAAATAATCGAGCAATTGTTGAAATCCAATTTTCTCCAATTTTCTTCCATCATCTTCTGCAATGATGTAATTGGGGCTAGCAGCGTGCCCATCATGGACAGCTACAGGTACTACATATTCAACTTTGAACCACCAAGCATCAGGCACTTTATCAGTCCTAATCTTACTCGAGTCCAACATTCCACTATCTTTCCTCTTATACTCATCCTTAACAGTAGTAGTAATAAAGTACTCGAATCGTCTCAAAATGGACACAGGCTCATTAGACAACTGACTAGCACACAAATTTTTAACATTTGTGGTTCCAAAAACAAAATTGGGATTCATCATCACATTACCTTTCGCCTCTACTTCAGCTTTTAAAGCTGCAGCAGGAATATTATTCAACAATCGAATAATTAAATCACCAGGAGATCCTTCTGATACTTCCAGCTTCTGATTCATAATATCATCAATAATGACAACGTTAGTATTACATTTAATTTCAGATTGGAATTTATCAGCGGGATTTAGAGTAACAACTCTTTCCTTGGACGACTCAAAACCATTCACCATATTTAAATAGTGAATCATATAAGGTAAAACAGATGATTTACCAACACCAGTACCACCAAAAAGACATATGCCGAAAGGCTTCATCCTCATAGAAGGGGCCACATTAGCTCTTTTAACTCTTATCTTAACTTTCTCTAACATGATAAGTTTTGTGGTTAAATTACTTTTTTCAGGCCCACTGGAAACTTTAATCATTCCCAGGATATCACTTGTTACTTTCTCCATTAAACTATGATAGTCAACACTTGACATACCCATAGCTTCCCATTCACTTAACAAAGCGTGAGGTTCATTAGCCAAAACGAAGGCATATTCTTTCTCAAATTGAAGTAACTGACTATCTGAATACATCAAATCCCACAAATTATTGGTTTGTAAATAAACACAACCTCTCTCATAAAAAAATACGGTTGTTTCTATTATGACTTGAACTAAGTCAACTAAATTGGCAACTTTCTTAGCTGCCACAACTTTAAAGACTTCAAGTCCCTTATAACATAAATTAATGTTGTTTACTTTACACAACCCTGTAGCTAAAACGGTGGAAATGAAGTGATACAGCTGTCTTGCTGCTTCACTCTCTTTAATAGCTTGCCAATTATTCAATAAAGATTTAAATAGATCTAATCCACTCGATTGACATGTCATAAAACTGCTAGTACATTTCTCGAAGAGTGCAATAAAACCGGGTAACATAGACCCATCAAAATAAATACCTAAATACAAATTCAATATATGAATCATATTGGCCAAACTATCACAACTCTTCAACAACTGAATTACACTGATCAACTTCTCAATATGAAACCAAAATAAATTTGATTCCGGCAAAAAAGCATCAATCCTAGCCCAGTTCATCCATAATGGAAAATTAGGTATCAATTTCTTTGATTGACACATATATTCCGAGGCTGTGAGCACTGCTTCCTTAACATTAGGAGCTGCTACCAACACCTTATTCATTTTTATAATTTTTTGTTTTTCTTTTTTATTTTTTTTTTTATTTTCTTTTATTTTTTTATTATATTTAAGTTTCTTTTCT